TGGTACAGAGCACGAGTACCACAACCTGCGTCACCCTGCTGATGCGATCAAGCTGCTGTGCATTAACAAGCCAGCGTTTAAGGATTATCTGCTGAAGTCTGAAGAGAACGGCATCGGCTTCAAAGTGATTCAGGCTGATGCGGAGATGGGATATGAGGATCTGCTGTTGCCGTTTGGTCAGCGTGATCTGGTGGTTGCACCAGTGCTGAGCGGTAGTGGCGGCGCTGGAACGGGAAAGATTTTGGCGGGCGTTGGTTTGATTGCGTTTTCGATCTTGACCGCAGGAGCAGGCGCAGGTTTTCTTGGTTTAGGAGCTGGGTTAACTGCTGGCACATTTACTTTGGGTGCTGCTGCGTCGGTTGCGATTGGCTCTGTTGGTGCATCCCTCGTGTTGGGTGGTGTCGCACAGCTCATCTCGCCTCAGCCGAAAGTTCCGCAAAATCTCGGCGGCTTTGGTGGCGCTAATCGTTTCGGCAGCCGTAACCGCACAGGCGGACCTGTCGGCGTCACCCGTGGTTTGGATGGTGAGCAGTCTTATGCCTACACCGGCGGTGTTAATACCGTTGGCATTGGTGCCACTGTGCCTGTCGCTTACGGCAAGGTGCTGATTGGCAGCCACTTGTTGCGTGCACAGGTCATTGTCTATGACGAATCTGACCCGCTGTTGACCAGCATCAAAAAACCCGGACCGGAAACATTCCTGATTGGCGGCGAGAAAATCACGACCTATTTCTCTGATGTATCTGGCGCAGTTGTCCGCAAGACTTCAGTTGCAGATGTTTCGACGTTCAAATCATCAGCGGCGCCCGGCAAAATTAACAACGTCAACCTTGACATTAACCTTGCCGACAATGCAACTGGAACTGCAAATGTTGAGGCGGCAACGACTCCTTCAGTGCTGAAGAAATTTAATGTTGCGCTGAAGCTGAATAAAGGCTTCTTTGATTACGCCGGTGGTACTGGCACGACCTTGGTTGATGCCTTCGTGACCTATGAGATCAGCGTCTATAAAGGCGCATCAAGCACGGCACAAGCCAACCTTGTGTCACAGGACAATGCCACTGTGCAGGCTCTGCTGACCAGCGCCGACGCGATCACCTGGATTCACAAGATGGAGCTACCAAGCGGGTTGGGTGTCAGCAACTGGAACGTGCAGGTCAAAATCATTGACACGAACGCAGCAGCCAGCACATCTAAGCTGACGCTGGTGGCACTGGGTTACGAACTGATCTGACATGGCACTTAACTCCGTCACTGCGATCCAACTTCTCGACCTGCTGTGCGAGGGTCCGATTGGCGGCGTTATCAAAAACTACAGAGGGTTATACCTAAACGAAACGCCAATTCAAAACGACGACGAAACGTATAACTACACCAGCGACGATCTCTGGATCAAACACACGATTGGTTCAGCCAATCAACCCAAAAGCACTTATTTTACGGGCGTCAGCACGATCACCGCTGTTGGACAAGAAGTTGGTGAAAATTACAGCGAAGTATTAGACGAAAACAACGAAGTCATTAGCCGTGATTACGGTTTCGGCAACTTAACGCGCCAAATCACAAATACCGAAGTCAATCAGGTTCAACTGCTGATCACGCTGCCAAAGCTGTTTTCAGTGGCGCAGGAGGGTTTGGCAAAGGGTCAACTCTTTGGTGCAACTGTCAAATTGCTTGTTTATGTGCAAGCCAAGGGCAGCGGCGCCAACAGCTTCACCCAAGTTTTAGAAATTACCAAAACCGGCATCTCGACCAACAACTATCAGTTTCTGACGCCGATCATCAACCTTGAGTCCTACGGCAAGGGACCTTGGAATGTTCGCGTCACGAAGGAAAACCTTCAGGAAGATCACTTCGAGATCAAGTACACCGATTTTGAAGACATCTCACAAAAAACGCCACTAGCCAGCGGACGCGGCAACCAGGTCATCTGGTCATCCATCGTTGAGTTTGTACCGCAGAGCGTTAACTACAACTACTGCGCCACGGCTGAATGGCAGCTATCAAGCGAAACCTTCCCTGAACTACCGTCTCGCGCTTATCTCATCAAAGGTCGCACAGTCAAGATCCCGACTGGCGCAACAGCCCTGGACGATGGTCGCCTGATCTTTGAAGACACAGCCTTTGATGGCTCCTTGCAATCGGCTGAGAAATTCACCACCTGCCCGATCTGCTGTTTTTATGACCTGTTGACCAACAGGCGTTATGGCTGCGGTGATTTTGTCGCGGCGGCAAACCTGAGCTGGGTTGACCTGTATCCGCTGTCGAAATACTGCAACCAGCTTGTTACCAATTCGGATGGCACAACAGAACCACGCTTTGCCTGCAACGTGGTCATCGGTGACCAGGCTGATGCCTATAGCGTCCTGCAGGACATGGCTTCGGTATTCCGAGGCATCCTGTTCTGGTCTAACAATGTCATCCAGATTGGCGCAGATCACGGCAACTTAGACGGCAGTGAACTGACGGTTTCGCACGTTTATTCCAACTCCAATGTCATCAATGGCGCGTTTGAGTATTCGGGCAGCTCGCTGAAAACACGCAGCACCAGCATCCGCGTCCGTTACAACGATCCAGACAACTTCTACAAGCCCAACATCGTTGTTGTTGAAGACGCCAATCTGATCGCCAAATACGGCTACCAAGTCAAGGAATTGATTGGCTTTGGCTGCACATCGAAGTGGCAAGCGCAGCGCGTTGGTTTGTGGGCACTCAATACCGAAAACCTCGACGAAGAGGTGATCGCCTTTTCAACCGGCTTGGATGGCGCTGTTGTCCTGCCCGGTGAGATTTTTGCTGTTGCTGATGAGCTGCGCCAGGGCACCAGGATTTCAGGTCGCGTTGCTTCGGCTACTACAAGCGCCGTTGTTACTGATCAGTCAATCAGTCTGCCTGCTGGCGCCAATCCAAAGCTGACCTGCGTTCTGCCTGATGGCAGCGTTGAAACCAAAGCAATCAGCGGCGTTTCAGGCTCAACCATTAACTTAAGCGCCAATTTCAGTACGGCACCAAACGCGCAGTCGATCTGGTCAATCACAACTGACGGCGTTGCAAATCAGAAGTTCCGCTGCCTCAGCGTCAGTGACAACGGCAATGGGACGTATTCAATCACTGGCATCACGCACAACGACAGCATTTATGCCGCAGTTGATGGCGGTGAAGATCTGCAGTTCGAGGATGTCACCACCTTTGATGATTCGCCGCCGCCCGTCAACAACATCAGCTTTAGCGCCGGTCAGATTACAGATGGCACCGGGCTGAAGATCCTCGCCAATGTCTCTTGGTCCAAAGGCACCTCTGGCGCCACCTTCGGCTACAAGGTCAAGTGGAGCACCTCTGCAGGCAACAAGGACCAGAAGATCACGACCAATCCCAACCTGACGGTGACGGATCTGCTGGAAGGTCAGGTCTTGACTGTCACGGTGACAGCACTGGGTCTGGGTCTTAGCGAGAAAAACGCATCGGTAGCAGTTAGCGGAAGTTTCACGATCCCATCGTTTGCATCCGCGTCTACGCCAACAGCTCCGGTCATCCAACTGCCTGAGGATCCGCAGAACGTCACGCTTGAGATGGTGTCCGGCGAGCAGGTAGCACTGCGCTGGAAAACACCGAGCGGTGGCTTCGGCGGCAACCTGCTGACTGCGATCATCCGTCACGCACCTCAGACCGATGGCACGGGCGAATGGGCAAACTCAACACTGCTGAGCGACTCGATCTCTGGTGCAACGACGCAGGCAATCCTGCCGAAGATCGACGGCGAATATCTCCTGAAGTTCCGCAACCTAGATGGTCAGGTCAGCGCCAATGCTGTTAGCGCAATCCTTGACCAGCCGGACCCGATCCCGCAGTTGCTGGTGCATACAGTCCGAGAGGACACCACAACTCCGCCATACCAAGGGCAGAAGGAATCAGTCTTTTACTCGGATGAGTACGACGGCTTGGTGATCGACGGCGACAGCACGCTTGATGAGGTGTTGGATTTTGACGCCATTGGCGCGATGGACTTCACCGGCACGCAACTGCTCAGCGGTCGGTATTACTTCACCAACATCATCGACCTGGGCGGCAAATTCACGGCGAAGTTCAAGCGCACACTGCTGACTCGCGGCTTGTATCCAGCCGACCTGATCGATAGCCGCAACGAAAACATCGACCGTTGGACGGACTTTGACGGCTTAATTGCTGATGGCACCTCGGCTGAGTTGTACTTCCGCACCAGCGACCAAGCCACGGCTGACGCCTTCTTCCTGCTGGAAACTGGCGATGACCTGCTGCTGGAAACCGGCGACAAGTTCGAACTGGAGTCCGATATTGATTTTGGCGAGTGGGTGCCGATGTTCAGCGGTGAGTACGCCGGGCGTCAGTTCCAGTTCAAGGCAGAGTTGTCCAGTGTGAGCATTGACCAGACGCCGATCATCGACGAGCTGGGCTTTGAACTGGTGATGCCCGCCAGGACTGAGCAGAGTGCAACCATCGCAAGCGGTGCTGGTGCCAAGGCTGTCAGCTATGCCAAGGCGTTTTACCAGGAGCCGTCGCTGGGCTTGACTGCGTTCAATATGCAGTCTGGAGATTATTATGCAATTACCTCGCCGTCAGCGACTGGCTTCACAGTGACGTTCTACAACTCGTCCAATGTGGCGGTTGACCGGAACTTCCAGTACGTTGCCAGCGGCTACGGCACCGCACAGACCTAAACGATGGCTACTCACGATTACGTCATTGCTAACGCCTCTGGCGCGGCAGTGAGAAGCGATCTGAATAATGCGCTGGCGGCAATCGTCAGCAACAACAGCAACACGACCGAACCTGCGACGACATACGCCTATCAGTCTTGGGCGGACACGACTGCGGGCTTGATGAAAATCCGCAACTCGACCAATGATGGTTGGGTGTCGCTGTACAACCTGGACGGTAGCAGCTTGGGTCCTGGCAAGGTGACGTTTGGCGCCACCGAGGTGGTATTTAACGATGCTGGCAATAACGTCGATTTCAGAATTGAAGGCGATAATGAAGCAAACCTGTTCTTTGTTGATGCGTCGGCAGACAAGGTAGGGATTGGCACTGCGACGCCTAGCTCTACTCTTCATAGTGTCGGAACAACGATACTTGGGACCGGCACTTA